TGTTGGCGACGTCGTGCGCGGTCAGGGTCGGCTCGGTGATGCGCGGCAGCACGATCTGCAGGGCCGACACGTTCAGGTTGGCCAGCTCGATCAGGGAAATGCCGCGCAGGGCGCCCGCCTTGGGCTTGCGCACGGTCAGCGAGGTGATGAAGGTATCGCCGCGTTTGATCGGCTCGTCCAGTTCGATGACGGCTTGGTTTTGGGTATCGTTGTGCATGATGTTGTCCTTGTAGGGTGGTGGGGAATAAAAAGGGATTACAGGCCGATGGCCTTGCGGATGGCGGCGTTGGTGTCGCCGCCGCCGAAGTTTTCGGTGCCGCTCATGAAGTCCAGTTCGATGACGGTGGCGCCGTCGATCATCAGCTTGTAATAGCTGCACGCCATGGTGTATTTGTGGGTCGTGTCGTCGCCCATCTTGGCCGCGCCCATGTCGATTTCCTTGTAGCGGCCGCGCACGACGACCTCGACGGCGGCGACGCTGCCGTCATCGTCGTTCTGGTAAGCGCCGGCAAAGCGCAGTTGCACGGCGCCGTGCGTGTGCGCGCCGTACTGTTTCAGGGCTTCGGCGATCAGGCCGCCGCCGCTCCATTCCAGCGACAGCGCCTCGTTGCCAAAGTCCACGGACACGGGGCCGCTCATGCCGCCGGCGCGGTACTCTTCCATCTTGCGGCTGAGTTTCGGCAAGGTGACTTCGGGCACCATGCCCATGAACAGCACGCCGTTTTGAAATACGTTGAATTGCTTGAGTTTGTGGGGCATGCCCATAATTTTCTCCAGTGGTCAGGGGCGCCCGCGCGCGCGGGCACGTGAATGGTTAAGCCGCGATGCGCGAGGCGAAGTCGGCCAGGTAGCGGTCGGTAATGCGCTGCTGGAATTTCAAGTTTTCCAGCGGCGGCACGGGCGTGTAGTCGTAATCGATGGCCAGCTTGCCGTCTTTCAGCCCCGCCTTGTCGTTGTACTGCTCGTCATACCAGGCATGGCCGTCGATGATGTAGCCCTGCAATTTCAAGTCGCGGAACTTGGCGTTGATGCTTTCCAGCAGGTCGCGCACCAGGGAGGGATGCAAGGGCACATCGACATAGGCGAAGTGCGCCTCGGCGATGGTGTCGGCCAGCACTTGGGCCGTGCGCGTGTAGCTTTCGAAATAGAAGAAGCCGCCTTGCGCCTCGCAGGTGCGCGAACCCCAGAAGCGGTAACCGCTCATGTTGATCAGGGTCGTGACTTCCTTGGCGTTGAGCATGCCGGCATCGGTGGCCGGGTCTTGCAGGTCGAAAAACACGTCCTTGCTGATGCCTGTCGGGCCGTTGACGACCACATTCGATAAAGTCTTGTGCCAGCCCGTTTCCTCATCGATCTTGGCGCGCAGGCCCATGGCGTAAGCGACGGCGGAAATGCTGGCCTCGGCATCGATGGCTGTATCCCAATTGATAAAATCCGGCCAGATGAGCATCAGCTCGCGCTGGCCGAACTGGCCGCGGTAAGTGATGGCTTCCGTGGCGGTGGCGCAACCGTAGGCCGACGCATAGGCGAAGGCGCGCAGGCGCTGCGCCACGCTGGCCAGGGCATTGGTGACTGCCTGGTTGTCCAGACCCGGCGCGCCCAGGATGCGCGGCTTTACGCCCAGTTTGCTTTGCGCGGCCAGCAGCGCCTGGGCGCCCAGGTACTGGCCGTCCGGCGACACGCCGCCCACGGCGTTGCTGGTGGTTTCCGCTTCCGTCTCGCCTTCTGCCACGCGCACCACGACGGTCAGGGGCTTGGTCTGCGCGGCGATGGCTTTCAGTGCGCGGTACAAGGTGCCGCTCTTGCCGGCCTTGCCCATGGCGGCCAGCACGTTGGTGACGAGCACGGGTTTATTCAGCGGGAAGGCGGCCGCGTCGGCATCGTCGGCCGTGGCGATCAGGCCCAGCACGGCCGTGGACACGGTGCGGATCGGGCGCGAACCCTCATTGATTTCAATGACGCGCACGCCATGGTGGTAGTCGGTGGCCATAGGGCTCTCCTGGTGAGTGGTGAATGGGCGTTACTGGGTGGATGCCATGCCGGCGGTATCGTCGAAGGCGCGCCGCGCCTCGCCGGACAGGGTGGCGGCGATGCGTGCGTATTCCGCGTTGACGGCCGCTTGCAGCGCCTCGATGTCCTGCGCGGCGGTAACCGTCGGGCAGATGGTGATGTCGAGCAGCCAGGCGCGCGCCGCCGCGATGGCTTGCACGGTGTCCGCGTCGCCGTCGGCCATGGCGGCAAAGCCGATGCCGGCCAGGCGGTTGAGGATGGCGTCGCGCGTCTGGCGCACGCTGGCCAGGTAGGGCGCCGCCAGCACGGCAAAGGGCAAAGGCGGCGGCGCGGTGATGTCCCACTTGCCGCCGGATTTTTTACGGATGGTCGCGCCGGCGGCAATCGCCGCGCGCAGCATGGATTCATCCTCGGGCGTGACCTCGACGCCATCGGCCGGCCAGGTGCCAGCCGCTTCATACGCGGCTTGCATGTCGGACGGAAAGAAACCACGGGCCTTGTTGGAGTAGAGCGTTGTCATGTTATTTTCCGATGGCGAGGAAGTTGGCCGAGGCATCTGCGGCGGCATAGGCGTTAAACCCGGTAATGGTGGGAGAGTCGGAACTGACGTAGCCCGGATAGTTGCCGTTCGATACGGTGAGGAAGACGCGCAAGCACTGCTGCGGAAAGGCAAACTTGAAAGGCACGCGCGTGCCGGCTGGGCCTGCCGTCACGGAACCCCATTGCATGATGAAGTCGCCCGGCAGTTTCAGATCGCCGTCAGGCAGCAGCCGGGATGCAAAGTCCGCATTGCGCCACAGCTCGGCGGTCGAGTCGATGACTCGCCAAATCTGATTGGTGGTCGCCATCAAGGTGAGCGACTGCCCTTTTTTGAGGATGATGCTTGCCGTGGCGTCCGGGGCCACGAGCGACGTTCCGACACCGGCCACCAATTGCGCGTTATACGGGCCGGTGCAATGCAGGTGAACGCACGCCCCGGCGGTGTGAGGGATATTCAGGGCTTGCGGCGTTGGAATGGTGAGCGTTGTTGCGGCAATACCAAGCAGGAGAACAGAACCGGCGTCATCCGCGGTAAGCGCACGGTCGGCATCCACACGAGCGAACCCCACCATGCCACCGCGCGCGCTGCACAAAATCGGCATTGACCAGCTTGCTCGACGCGTCGAACTTCGGCAGTGTCGCCACTTCCTTCATGCTGTATTGCGGATGCGGGTCAGCGGCGGCCAGATGCTTGGCCAGTTGCTGATCGCCATAGGTGCGTGCGCTTGCGTCCTGCTGATCGACATAGGCGACCTTGGCCAGCAGCGGGTGCGGGTCGGCGGCAGCCTGGTGCTTGGCCAGTTGCTGATCGCCATAGGCGCGTGCGCTGGCGTCCTGCTGATCGACATAGGCGACCTTCGCCAGCAGCGGGTGCGGATCGGCAGCAGCCTGGTGCTTGGCCAGTTGCTGGTCGCCATAGGTGCGCGCGCTTGCGTCCTGCTGATCGACATAGGCGACCTTGGCCAGCAGCGGGTGCGGGTCGGCAGCGGCCTGGTGCTTGGCCAGTTGCTCCTCGCCATAGGTGCGTGCGCTGGTGTCCTGTCGGTCGACGTAGGCAACGACATTGCGGACCTGCTGATCGACGTCGGCGACCTTGGCCAGTAACGGGTGTGGATCGGCAGCGGCCAGGTGCTTGGCCAGCTTTTCATCGCTGTAGGCGCGCACGGTAATGTCCTGGTCATCGACATACTTGCGCGTGGCCAGGATGACGGAGGGGTCGATTTTCAGCTCGATGGCGGCCGTGCTGGCGACGATCAGCACGATGCGCACCACCTGCGTGCGGCCGCTGCCCTCGGTCATGAGGGGCTTGTAGCTGGGCGGGCAGTTGGCCACCGCGCACAGGTCGCCGGCCTCGTCGTAGATACCGATTTCGCGTATCCACCAGCCGCCCACATTCTCGGGCAGCACCTGTTCGACGATGATCTGGCTGGCATTGGCCGGATCGATGCTCAGCTGATTCAGGCCGGCGCGGCGCACTTCATGCACCAGTGCCTTTTGTGTGCGCACTGGCATAGGCAGATTGCCGTTGCCGTCGCCCACGGCCATGGTTTTCAGTTTCAGGGCTTGACCCAGGGCGATGGCGTTGGCCAGCTTGGCCTCGCCCACTTCGGTCAGGATGGCAAAGTATGTGCTCATGGATAGATGGTCAGGGTGTCGATGGTATGGGATGCGCCGGCCTGCAACAGCGTGCCGCGCACTTCGATGGTTTCCGCGATCCAGGGATACACGGTCATGGCGTCGCCGTGGTACGCACAAGCGCCCGCGTAGACGTTGCCACGGCTTTCCAGATAAATGGCCAGGCCCGTCATATGGCGGCTGACGGGCTTGGCGTCGGCAATCAGGCGTTCCATTTCCTGAAACATGGCGTCCGTGATGCCCGAGTCCAGCACGCCCACGTCGAGGCGGAAGGTGCCCGGCACGCCCGGCGGCGTGGTCTGCCACCATTCGGTGATGCGGATCAGATAGCCCAGGGACTCGACCACGCGGCGCACGGCGGCAATCGTGCCCTTGTGCTTGTGGATGAAATAGGACGCCTTGATCGTGCCGCGCTTGATCGACTCGGGCCAGGCGTCGTCCCAGCGGTCAACGGAACAGGCCCAGGCCAGGAACGGCAGCAGATTGACGGGGCAGCGGTCGGCGTTCCACAGCTCGCGCAGCGGTACGGGCACGTTGACCAGCTCGGCGCAGGCCACGGCAATGGCGCGTTCCAGCGCGGTGGTATTGGGCGGCAGGGTGGGCACGAAGTTATTCATCGAGCACCACCACATTCAACTTGATGGCCGTGCAGCGCGCGGCCTGCGTGGCGTCCAGTTCGATGTCCGCCGTCGGGCTGGTCAAGACAACCTTGCGCACGCCTTCGACGTGGACGGCTGCGCTGCAGGCGGAGCGGTAGATGCTGTGGCCCAGCGGGCGGCGCGGCTGGGACACGCGCACTGCGTTGGCGCGCGCGGCGTCCAGCAGAATCGGCACTTCCGGGCCGACGCCGATAAACAAGGTGGCCTCGATCTGGTAGTCGATGACCTGAGCGGCCTGCACGCTCAAGCGGTCGCCCAGGGGGCGCACGTCCTCGGCGTTGAGCGCGCGCGCCACGGTGGCCAGCAGCGCGGCGTCGGCGATGCCCGTGTCGTTGTTGGCCAGCACGGTGACGGTGACGTGCGCAGGCGCGGGGCTGGTGGCGCTCGCGTCCTTGACCTGGCCGTCGGCGCTGCGGGCGTGAAATTCATAGGACGCTTTCGGGCCGGCGACGGACAGGCCGTCCGGCGCTTCCTGGATGCGCAGGCGGTAGGCGTCGTTGTCTTCCATGACGGCGGCCACGGGCGGCAGGGCGTTGGGATTGGCTGGCGTGATGACCAGGCGCGCCACGTTGACGTTGGCGCCCAGTTGATCGAGGTCGCCATCGAGGGCAAACGCCAGCATGACGGCCTTGCCGGCCTCGTTGACGCGGTTGCGCAGGATGGTTTCCTGATAGCTGTTTTCTTCCAGCAGCTTGGTGGCCGGTTCCGATTCCAACTCCAGCAGGGCCGTGACCGCTTCGCGCTCGGCTTCCGGCAGCAGGCTCACCAGGTGGGCTTTGCGGTTGGCCAGGATGGCTTCGAAGTCGAGTACCTCGACCACGCTGGGCGCCGGCAACTGGGTCAGGTCGATGGGCGTGCTCATACGGTGCCGCCTTGCTTGACGGGCACGGCCAGGGTGATGCCTTGGCCATTCGCCGTACCATCGAGCAGCAGCGCGATGGCGCCGTCCGTGTCGCGCGTGAGCTGTACGCTGGACAGTTGCAAACGCGGTTCCCAGCGGCGCAGGGCAAAGGCGGTGGCGG